TGAGGTCTTGATATATATTCTAAAAAGAAGTGGTTAGGCGGTGCGTCTTCCATTGAAAACTTAGTTAAACCGTGTAAAGCTCCATTAGAACCTTTACCATCTACAGTGCCTGATATGTCATAGCTATCAAGGCCAAATGCTCCAACGTGTTCATTACCAGGATACTTACCGTTATTCTTTAGTATCACTCGATTTTGAAGATTTTTAGGTGGTACCCAGCTTATCTGGAACCTACCTGATCTATTTGGAGTAAATATAACTCTAGTATCTTTAATACCATTTTCCCATTGAAAACTACCTACTGTGACAGCTGCTGAATTATTAAGCTCAGCATTAAAATCAATTTGTTCGTATATTTTAGTTAGGTTAAATAAACTATCTTTTGTTTCATCTCTAAAAGCATGTGCTTCAGTTCTTGGAAACTGACGATAGTATTCATTTAAACCATCAGGATCATCTCTTAAGCCGTCGACTTCGTTTTCCCAGTGCTCAATAACTCCCGTTGTAATTTCGTAGCCATCAACTCCTTTAACTGAAGTTTTGCCTCCAATGAAGACAGGTAGTCCATAAGTATCGATGAATCCTTCGTAGTTCCATTCCATAGGAATGAACAAGCTATAGAGCCCAGAAGATGTTTGTCCGTTTCTATTTCTTTTAGTAACGTCTGAAGCGTAGTATAATTTTTTGAAGTTGTCTCCACCTTTGTCTAAAGCATTTGAAGTCGAGCCCATCATACATTTACCTACAACTCTAGATCCTAGACGTAATGTAGTTTTTGTAACCCTCCAGTTATTTAATATATTATCAGGTCTTTCCCACTTACCACTCTCATCATGTGCTAATAGTTTTAGCTTTTCACCGTCATAAGAGTTATCACCTGTATTTTTCCAGTCAATAGTTGTATCAAGTCCATCTAATTCTCTAAGTTGTTCATTCGACTCAAGCTTTCTTCTAGTAAGTTTGGATGCCGGAACCCTATATGCCAGTTCAGTTTTTGGCCGGTCCATACCGTCTTGAATTGGTTTGAAGAAAAACGGATAATTAACGGATATTGGGACAACTTTATCTGTAAACATTTTTTTGGCATCGGCTCCAGACTTGGAAAGTATACCGAATCTAGCATCGGAAGATATTGTAGCTTGGTTGACAAGTTCCGCGCTTGACATAAAAGAGAATCCAGATCGTCTGTTTTTGAGGTAGCACATGCCGTAACACCTTGTATCTGCTTTACATGCTTCCCAAAATATAAAGAAGAGTCTATTTGCTTCTCTAAAGTCTGGTGCTCCAATATCGATCTTTGACCACTGCAAGTACATGTAATGTGTGCCAGTAATATAAGTAGGAACATTGTTATTATAAAACCAGTAACCCTGTTCTCTTCTCTCGAACTCTTTGTCGATATAATCATACCATTTTTCTTTAAATTCAGCTGGATATTCTTCCCAGTCAAATCTACTTTTAATTTTTTTTAATTCTTTCGGGTATTCTTGCTTTTCCCAATACTGCTCCGCTTTTTTTTCACTTCGTTTAAACGGTTCATTTGCTGCTGGTAAAGCAATCCTGAGATTTTGTATTTCAATGATTTGTCCAATTTTACCTGTTTTACTTATTACTATAAAATCATAATCAGAGTTATAACCATACTCCCATTTTTTAAATCTATTGTTTTTAGCTAATATCTTAGGATTTACAACGTCCTTAATTTCTTTCCAAAGCGTCTGTTCGTAACTCACTTACTTCGCCCTTCTGCAAAACCTTTAAATGATTTTACTTCTTTTTCTACTTTATTATTATCACCTGATAAAATAGATTCTTCCTCTTCTATTCTTTGCAGTATTTCAAAAGCATCCATTATACAGAGCTTTTTAGTAGCTGCCGCGTTCTTTAATCGATCAGCTGACACATCATCGTCTGTATGTGTAATAATTTTTTCTTCAGCTACTTTAATTAACTCGTCTACAGCTTTACGCCCAGCTCGGATTATGTTCTTTCTCGTTTCCTTCGTACTCATGAGTTAAAGCTATGTCATTTGATTTCATACAATATAAACGTTCATTATCAATGATAAATTCAAACTCAGAGTTTGGCGTAAACGTTACAAGTGTTCCAGGTGTTATTCCTATGGCTTCTAAGGAGCTATTAGTATATTTCATTATACCAACGTTAGGTTGCTCTTTATTAATGCTTAAATAATCTTTATTTAAAATAGGTTTTACAAAGCAATAAGGTCCATGAGGTTTATTGTTATACATGTATATTTGATCAGGAGTACAAAAGTATAAATCATCTTTAAAATACATAGAGCTATTACGTTCTTTTCCCTTTTGATCATACCATCTTCTAAATATATTATGATGCACATATACATTGTCACCTATCTTTATGTGTGAGCTATAAGCAGCTGGCACCGATACAACAACTGCTTGCTTGCTCACAAATCGGTGGTTCTCTATGGTGGTATTTATGATAAGCGTTTTATCGCCTACCTTTCTTATATTATCATACCTACTATTAAGAGGTTTGATAATAAAGTTATATAAACTTTTCATTAATATTTCAAATCATACTCAACTGATATAGCCATATTACGATTGAACTTTTTCCAAGGAAGAACTTCTTTTGATTTTGTTATATATATATTATAAGACTGATCGTTATCATCAAATAATATATCTGATATTACATGGCCACCGTATACTTCTTGCTGTAGTGAATAATGCATTGCATCATTTTTATAATCTGATCCAATACTTATTTTTCTAATTACTGACATCTTGTTTCTTTTCTCTTTTCCATTTACCAGTTGTCATATCAATATTTATACTTCCATATTTTTCTTTTAAAATATTTTTAGTATTTTTAACAACTTCGTTAGTGTCAGCTAGTTCATGAAGTAACGCGTGTTTTCTAGACTCTATATAGCCTATTTCACACATTATTCTGTTAACCTTGTCTTGTTGATTTTTAATTTCTTCAAACTCTTTCTCATCTAATATTCCAGAGTCTACTGTTACTTTACTCATTTTATTTTATTTAATTATTGCCCAAGATGTATCTTTAAATTGCTTAATGTTATTGCCAAAAGTTTCTGTTACAGCTTGCTTTACAGTATCCCAACTGTAATCATGGCCAGCTATTATACCGCCTTTTTTTACAACTTTAATGCAATCATTTATATCTTTTAAAACATCTTCATAACTATGACTAGCGTCTATATACGCAAAGTCAAAATATTCATCTTTATATTTATGTAACACATTATAACTATAATCTTTAATATGATTTATAAAATCAAAGTATCTTGTGTTATTTTTAAATTCAGCCTCAACCTGATTCCAGGAATGACCAAACATACTATTAAAACTTTCTTCTCCCTCAAATGGATCTATACATACTACCTCGTTAAAAATACCAGAAGCTGCTATTATTTTAGCAGATTCACCCATGTAGCTTCCTATTTCTAAAGCTTTTGAATTATCTGATAATACATTACTAACATAATCTATTAAATGTATAAAACCTAAAAACTGATAATTCTTATTACCACCACTTTTACGCCAATCAAGGTTTGCATTAAACCTCTGTGTTATCATTTTAATATACAGCTACTAAATCATCTCCTGCAGTTACTCTTTTAACTAGCAACGGGCACTGATGACCTACTACGTCCTCAGCTTTTACTCTTACAGTTATAGCATTGCCTGACTCCATTACTAAGCTTACCTCTTCAGAAGAATTTGCAATGTGTAAAAGTATACAACCTCTTTCATGAGTGTGTGGTATATCTATATTTGTTATTGTAAAAGTAGCATTGGTTGTACCGCCAGCTATTGTTATTGTCTCACCAACAACATAACCTGATCCTACAGCATTTACTGTAAATGAAGTAACAACACCATCATCATCAACAACAGTATCTACAGTTAATCCAGTACCAGAACCAGTTGATGTTGTAGCAACTCCAGTTCCAGCTGTATAGCCTGTTCCTCCGCTTATTAAATCAGATACTCCACCTTTACCATCTCCACTTGCATCGCCGGGCCAACTAGTATTAACAGCACCTATAACTACGGCAACAGCATCATGTCCAAATACCCTAGGTTGTGAAGCCATGTTTCCTATTAATCCTCTCATTTTTTTATTTATTTATTTTTGTTATTTTTTCAGCACCACGACTTCCGAAGTATGCTACATAAACTGTTACCAGTAATGTTTTTAATAAGTTTATCCAAGCATCATCAACTTGAAACTGCAAGTGAAAAGAATCTACAGCCATCATAAACACGGCTGATGCTGTTAAAAATATAAGAGCTAATGGTCTAGTGTTTTTACTTAACCAAGAGTCTGACTTCATATCAGCTCTCCACCTGCTTGATACTTCTTTTAGTTCTTGAAGATCTTGCTCAATAAGTTTCATAGCTTGCTCTTTATCAACTGCCTTAATCTTATTATCACTTGTTATAAGATTTTTTACAACACCAAGTGTTCCTTGGTTAGGAAGTATATCGCCAATAGCGTCTAATACTTTAGGTGCTTTACTAGCTAAAAATGCACCTACTTTAGTTTCTTTAAATGTCTTCTTTTCAGCCATTATTTTTGAAAAATAGTTTTATATTTGTTTGCAAAATTTCCATATGCATCACTTTCTAAAAAAGCCTTATTTTTCTGTGCTGTGTTGTCACTAATTATTTGACCTCTAGCAATAGAGTTCATTTCGGCTAGTGTTAAAGGTTTAGATGCATTAGTAAGTGTTCCGTCTTTATCATAATATTCAGCAGTAAACATTTGCTTCATCATGTTTTCTTTAGTAGTTAAATTAGGATCAAAGTCAGGAGAGTCTGGCGTACGTATGTATTTTATTTGATTACCTTTTTTTCCTTTACCTGAAAACGTTGCTCCAGATTCGCTCATTGGTTTATAGTCTTTCTTAAATTGTTCTTTAGCTTTTTGAAGTTTTCTCATGTCAGAACTTAAATATTGATTGTAGTTTGCTTTACTATCACCTATTTTCATATCAGCTGTTAAATCACCTTGGAATTCACCACCTTTAATTTCATACAAGTCACGTGTACCTGTTTGTGCTGTTGCGCCAGCTGTCTTCGTACCAAAAAATTTATTAGTTAGATTGTCAAATCTTATTTGATCACCTTCATATGGTGACTTAGGTGGATCTCCATCTGAATTACCACTTATATCAGTATCATTTGATATTTCAAAAGCACCAGGTCCAAATCTTTTAACCATTGACGGACCAAACTTTTCATTCATAGAAACTTTTTCAGTATCTGCAACTCTACGTTTTCTACCCATTTGTTTTATAAAAGACAAAGGTGTATCAGACTCATACATATTAGGTGGTCCTGTTAGTTTGTTAGGTTTAGGTCTCATATCTTTTTGTTCTAAATTATCTCCAGCTTTATAAGCGTTTTTCTCCCAAGGTAAAGACTTATCACTTTCGTTAAAATCTTTTCTGTCTACCTTTTTAATACCTTTACCGTCTAAGTTATGATATACAGCATTATCATCATAATCTAATTTACCATCCATCATATCTCTAAGATGATGCTCTTCATGTGATTGAGCATTTTTTCTTATAGGATCATTTGGCTTAATATTTTTATTAATGATCATAGTTCCGTTTTTATTTGCTTTAGCAACTAAACCACTATCATCTTGTATGTTATCAGGTGTAAATGGAACCTCATATCTAGCTACTGGATCTACGTCCAATGGACTTTTAAGCTTGAAACCTCTTCTTGTTTTCTTCATAATTTTATTTTAACATCTCCAACGTTTTCTAGCTGCCTTACCTCTTTCACTAGTCCAAGACTTAGACCTTGCACAAAAAGACTTTCTACGTTTGGCATCTTTACTACCTGGTTTAACATTTTTCTTAGTCACAGGTGCTGATAGAGTACTGCCTGGATTTTCTTTTTTATACTTTGCTCTGCCTGCTGCAGTCATACCTGCACCCTCTTTTACAGACAAAAAGTTTCTACCTTTACCTTTTGTTGTTTTACGTAATGATGGGCCACTTGATTTTACACAGCTACCCTTTGAACCTGGTCTAGCGCCAGGAACTCTTCTATAACCTTGCCAACAAGATAGACCACTTTCCATAATTTATTTTTTATAAGATTTTAAAAACTCTACTAACACTTTTAAATCAGACTTAACCTCAGCTAAACTTACTTTAACTTCCTCCATGTTCTTAGCCATTATCTCATGCCTTTTTTCAAAAGTTGCTTTAACCTCTCTAATACTAAAAAAGAAAAACTTATACAAAGCATAAGACGCTGCAACTGCTACTACTAGCGATAATCCAAATTCTCTTACTAAGTCTAATACTTCTTTCATTATAGTTTTCTACCTTTTTTATCTACTTCAACTTCTTTTACTATTACTCTAGTACTAGGCTTTTTGTTTTGTAATTCTTTTAATTGCCTATTAAGTTCTTCTAACTTACCATCAGCCTCTGTACCATCTTTAATCATACTAGCAGTTATATTAACTTCTTCTTTTAATATATCTTGTGTTTGCTCTAGCATTTCTACTTGGTTTTTTAACTGTATAATCATTTTTTCATTCCACTCTTCTTTTAACTCATACTCTAAACGAGTAACTTCTATAGGTGGTAATTTTCTAGCTTCTTCAATATCTGCTTGCAATGTATAGTACATACCTACAAAAGAGGCTGTAACCATTATTATTGCTACTACAGTTTTTAAGTCAAGTTGTATGTTGGTGTTCTCAGAGATCTTTGTACTCATTAGTTGCGTCGAATGATGGGCATGCTTTATTAGCAAACTCATTGTGTGAATAAATAATAGCCTCTGGATACATTGCCTTTAACGTTTTAAGGACATGTAAGAGACCTTCTTTTTGTTCTAGTGTTCTAGTATCTTTCGGGGTCTTACCGTCTTCCTCAACGCCACCACAATAGCATATTCCGATAGAATTACGATTATGCCCTGAACAATGAGCCCCGATTTTAGCTATATCTCTACCTTTCTGTATATCTCCATTTATGTCAATGTAGAAATGATAGCCTATATCTGACCAGCCTCGACCTTCAACGTGCCATTTCCTTATAGTGTCAACACTTATATCTTGGCCTTCTCTTGTAGCTGAGCAGTGAATTATTATTTCTTTAATTTGTCTCATTTTCTATTTCTTAACAAATACCACTTGTGAGCAGTATAGCCTAATGTTGTTAATAACAATAGTATAGATAATACAGGCTCTAGCCATCCTAGACTAACAACCGTAGCTGATGTTATATTTAAACAGTACAGCTTTAAATCATCTAATGTATTCATCTTTGAGCTAACAAAGCAGGATTACCTTTATACTCTATATTGTCAATCTTTTTTAATGTAGGTGTGATAGTAGAATTATTAGACATCATAATTCTAGTTCCTAGAGGCTTGCAACCACAGGATAGTTTTTTACCTGCTGGTTTTTGTTTTTGTCCGTAACTTGGCATAATTTTAAATTTTACGTTTTTACTGTTGCTGTATTATTATAATCACATAATATTTAAATGCTTTTACACATTGTCATATTTTCGTTTCTTTTTGTGATCATATTTTAAATCACCAGCTAATTTAGATATATGCTTCTCGTCATTAAGCATTTGTTTTTTACTACCACCATGTTTAGCATCGTAGTTTACATCTCTTTTTAAATAACTCATGTGAGCTGCGTCATCTCTTTCCGCTGCATTAACATTTTTCTTAGTTATTTTAGTGTTCTTACCATACATACCTGGTGCAGCTTGTATCTCAGCTATTAAATGATCAGGTAGTTCATATTGATTACCTACTAAAGCTTTGCTTGGTCCATCATACATTCCAAAAGTAGAAGTTTGAGGAGTTGAACTAGCACCAGCATATAAATCTTTATATCTATCTACACTTGTGTCTTCAACCATACTACCATAAGTAGTTGGTGGAGGCGTAACACCTGTAGTTGGTTCAGCTGTTTGCTGTGGGTTAGGCGTACCAGGATCACTAGCTATGCTACTCATTAATTTTTCTTGTCCAAATTTAGATGCTGAAATTTTGTTATCAGGCTGCATAATGTTAGGGTTGTTTTCTAACACTTTTCTGTTTTGAGGTCCTGCAGCTCTATTTTTAAATTCCTGAGCTTCTACCATTCCACTTTGTTTTTCTGGCATTGAAGCAATCATAGGAAA